ACACAAAGACCCCCCTTCTGCGTGATAAGTGACAATACTACACATAATGAGTTTCCTTTGGAATCTCCCAGTAGTGAGACCAAGCTCCTGCTTCCTGGGGCTCCCGTCAGTTAACTATGTGGCATTCAACAAGATGGCCACTTTTGAAGCATGCAAAGTGAATGGTGCTGAGATCCCTTTGAAGCACTTGAAGCTATGCTATGATAAGAGACCAACACTTTTTGATTTCTTGAGGAACAGGGAGGTGCCAGTATCTTGGGGAGATCATACAGATGATCAAATACTCAATAGAAGTCCAAGAACTTTTGAGGGACTTATGTTTGGCTTGTCTGAGATTGAAGAGGTGGAGTATGGGAGGTATAATGAGCCTTATTTAAAGAAAGCTGTCTCTTGGCCTCTTAGTTATCCATCCCATACTTTCTTTAATCTTGCTGTTCGAAAAACAGAAATGGGGAACTGGCTGCATTCTAGCATGTGGGCAACTATGATGCTGAGAATGTCTCACACTGACAATCTCGAGGAGTCTATCATTAAAGTCAGAAAAAGGATAATAGAAAAGGCCAATGATATGGGACTGGATCTCTCTCTCTTTACAGGGGAAAATCTCATCCTTGAGATTGCACATTTGCAGTGCCTCAGGTTGATATATGCTTCAAGAAAAGAAAGAGAGAGAGGAGTGAATCATTCAAAAACTTATTCAATTGTGAGATCTTATGATTGCTTCTCTGTTATCTCAGATGTCAATTTTGATCCCATGATAGCTGATTCCCTTTTTGGATCTAATGATGGCACAATGTCTGGTGAGTCTGATGTTGACCAACTGAGAGTAGACTTAGAAAGATATCTATCACTATGAGAAGCACTGGTTGCAGCTGCCCGACCCCCCTCCCCTCAGATCCCTGTCCCCAAGCCCCCCAACCCAATCAACCCCTCCCAAGATCATAATCCCATTAGAATCAACATGTGATTCAACCCCATTCACCCCATTGTCACAACCCCCCTTTCCCTACCCTCCCCTTTCTGGGCAGCATGTCGGTATTAAGACAGAGCTCTATACGCAGCAGCTGCTGTTGCAACAGCAGGCACCGCCACTGAGTTTCTGTCAATAATGCCGAGGTTCTGCAGAAACTGTCTCCTCTGGCTCCCGCTTATGAAACCACTATTTATTGCAGCCTGCATAGGCTGGCTGAAGGAGGCTTCAACTTCTGCTTTTGTTTTTCCTCTTAATCCCACATTTATGGTCTTTGAGAAATAGTACAAAAACAGGCTGTGAGCAGCCACTAGATCAGAATATGTGGATTGAGGCAATGTGGGATCAATCAATCCAGCAAAGCTAGTGTGCATCATCCCCCGTGGGTAGGAAGCTGCATGGTCATCCATTGCTCTTCCTGTCACAGGCATGAACTCACTCACAACAAAGGCAGCCTGGCATGTCCATGGGGCTAAGGCAGCAGCTACCCGGGCTAGTGTTAGGTCGTCTCTGCCAGGATTTCCTGACTTCAGCTGATACTTGACAACAAGAGCCTCAACTGTTCTCTTTCCAGCCTCAGACATTCTTTTTACCATGTTTTCAGGCTTATTTCCTCTTGTAAGAACCAGGATGATCATTTTTTTAGCATCTTCTTTCCATGTGGCACCTCCTCTCTGCTGCAGAAGTCGCAGAACATTGGATGCATCAAATCCCTGATAGGCGAATTCATTCACCCACAGAGTTATTGCATCTCTGTCGATCGGTTCAGAACCGAACTCAATAGCAATCCTCTGGTAATCAGCAGACATTGTTAACGTATTAGGGGTACTTTGTGT